AGGGATTAGAATATATTAAAAGTAATGGTACTATGAGGAAAAACCGTGTATAGCTCTCTGAATATTTACAATCAGCCTGTAACACTAGCTCCCACAACGGTTGCAAGTCCTAATGCTGCGTATCAGAGAATGGCGAATTTTTGGGGTTTGGTTGAAGATTTGAAAGAAGGAACATATAAAATTAGATCTGAACATAGAAAATATCTAAACCAAGAGCCAAGAGAAACTGACGATGCTTACGATACTAGATTGGCAAGGTCAACAGTAGTGCCATATCTACAGCGTATTGAAAAAATGTTGTCAGGTATGTTAGTCAGAAAACCTATAAGACTTGACGATGTATCAGATTTAGTTAGAGAACAGCTTTTTGATGTTGATTTAGAAGGTAACGATTTAAATGTGTGGCTTTATCAAACATCAAGAATTGCAATTAGCTTTGGTCATGTAGGGGTGCTTGTTGATGCTCCAAAAGATGGAGAAAAGGCTAGGCCATATTGGGTTACTTATGCGCCAAAAGATATTCTCGGCTGGAGGACAGAAATTATTAACGGTGTAAGAAAATTAACGCAGTTGCGTTTGATGGAACAGGTGGTCGAGTCTGATGGTAAATATGGAGAAAAGATTGTAAAACAGGTCAGAGTGCTTGAGCCTGGTAGATATGAAATTCATAGAAAAAACAATAAGGGTGAATATAAATTACATGATGAAGGGGAGATGAGTATAAAAGATAAGATTCCTTTTTCGGTTGCATATTCAAACAGGGTGGGAATGTATGAATCACGCAGTCCTTTGTATGACATTGCAGAATTAAATCTCAAACATTACCAGATACAATCTGATTTGGATAATATTTTGCATATCAGTTCTGTTCCATTACTTGCAGTCTTTGGCTATCCCAATGCAGATGAGATAACAACAGGGCCAAATGAAGCATTATCATTACCACCTGAATCAAGGATGGAATATGTCAGCCCATCGGGTGACAGTTATGACAGTCAGTTCACAAGACTAAAAGACATTGCAGATCAAATAAATACATTGTCATTGGCAGCCGTACTTGGTCAAAAATTAGTAGGTGAGTCAGCCGAGGCCAAACGAATAGACCGTTCTCAAAATGACTCAACAATGATGGTCATTGCTCAACAGATGCAAGATCTGATTGATAACTGCCTCAAGTTTCATAGTGAATATTTAAATGAACCTAATGCTGGCAGTAGTTTTGTTAATAGGGATTTTGTAACGGCAAGATTAGAACCACAAGAGATTCAATCATTACTTGCATTGTTCACTGCTGGCACTATCAGTCAGGAAACATTGTTAACACAATTAAGCAGTGGTGAGATTCTTGGTGATGATTTTGATGTAGAGGAAGAAGTCGAGGCAACACAATCTGGTGGATTGATTGAAATGGAAGCCCCAACTGAACCTGATGAATCATAGTAAATGGCAGTTCCAGAAGCTTTCTATCGTGAAGCGATTGATCTGAACAGATACAGCAATAAGGTTCAGTTTCAAATTGCTAGTCAGTTTAATGAGGTAATTTTAGATGTTCTTAGAAAAATAAGAGATCTTGAGGGAAACAGTCCAACTACAACTGCAAGACTGCGATCAATATTGGCACAGATGGTTGATAGTTTAAAAGGTTGGGAAAATGAAAGTGCAGTTTATATGATTGACGAACTTCAAAATTTGGCAGAGTTTCAAGTTGGTTTTGTTCAAGATCAACTCCAAAGAGTTTTACCAAAAGGAGAGTTCCAGGTAAACACAGTTGCAGTTTCACCTGACTTTGCAAAATCTATTGTCACGAGAGATCCGACTGCTTTAACTATTCGATTAAGAGACAAAGACGGTGTGTTTAGATCTGCTCAGTTTGCATTGACGGCAAAAAGAGGATCAGAAATATCGTTACCAAACGGCAAAAATGTAAAAAAATCATTTAGAGGTATTGCTGAAGATTCTGCTTCAAGATTGTCAAGAGCAATAAGACTTGGTGTTTTAGAAGGTGAGTCTTTACCAAAGATCGTAAGAAGGCTTAAAGGGCCAAACCTTAGATTCAACGCTAAACCACAAAATGCAATTGCATTGAACTCTGCCTTAAAAAATTCTGAGGGGATGCTTTTATCAAACAAACAAATCCAGACTGTTGTAAGAACAACTGTTAACCAAGTACAAAATGCAGCAAGTCAGGCGGTGTATGCAGCAAACAAAGATATAACAGGCAGATATCAATATGTCGCAACACTTGATGCAAGGACAAGTTCTATATGTCAAAGATTAGATGGCCAACTGTTTAGATATGATCAAGGGCCTGTTCCTCCTCAACATTTTAACTGCCGATCAACTACTGTTCCTGTTATTGATGATGATGATTTGGCAAGAGCTTTTCCTAACACAAGACCAAGTGCAACAGGCCGTGTTCCTCAAGATACAAATTATGCAACATGGTTGAAAGATAATCCTGATTTACAGGACAAAGTGCTAGGAAAAAAGAAAAGATATTTCAATTATTTAATGAGTCCTAAAAGAGGAAATAAACAACTAAACGCTACAAATGCCCTAAAAAAAATTATCCGTGAGGATGGAACAGAGCTAACATTAAAGGAATTAGCTGATAAATACAAAGATGCCAATTAAGAAAGGAAAGTCACAAAAAACAATAACAGGCAATATCAGAATGTTGATGAGAGAAGGCAAATCAAGATCCCAGGCAATTGCTATTGCATTATCTACAGCAGGCAAAAAGAAAACAGCTAAGAAACGTAAAAGGAAGTAATATATAAACAGTTACTTTTATTATCATGCCTTCACACTATGGATCAATGAAACCAAAAGGAAAGAAAAAGAAAAAGAAGGGAGGTAAAAAATAATGGGATATATTTTCAAAGTTCAAGGAGCAGAGGAAACCAAGCCAAAGGCTGAAAACTGCGAAGTCAAACCTAAAACTACCAAGAAAAAATCTAAAAAGTGACTAGAAAGTTCAGGCGAGTTCCAAAGGATAAAAAGACAGGTGTTCCAAAAAAATATCTGTCTGGAGCAAAGAACAAGGGAGCGAAAGCTGCTGAGATTAAGCGAACTGCTGAAGCCTATAGAAAAGGAGAGTTTATTGATATAAAAGCTGTATCTAAATCACGCACCAAACAAAATGTCTCAGGCAAAAAGAAGAAAACCACTAAGCGAAAGCGTAAAAGCTAGTCTACGCAAAAAGGCAGAAGGCACTCGCTTTTTTTATGGTGAACTTGCAGAAGTTTACCGTAAGGGTCAGGGTGCATATCTTTCTGCTGGATCTCGTAATGTGCCGATGGGTGCGTGGGCGATGGGAAGGGTAAATAGTTATATGACAGGTAAAGGTGGAGCAAGAACAGCAGACGCTAAAATTTATTCAAAATATCAGAAAAAAAGATAATGGCTCCACTAACAAAAAAACAAAAAGAAACATTGAAAGCTCATTCAGTGCATCACACTAAAAGGCACATGAATTACATGGTCAGAAAAATGCGTGAGGGTATGAGTTTTGCAAGAGCACATAGAATGGCACAGGAGAAGATAGGCAAATGACATTAAGTAAAAAAGAAAAGATTGAACGTAAGCTGAAAAAATATGGCTTAACAGAAGTTAACAAAGCAAAACCAACTCCAGGACATCCGACAAAATCTCATGTAGTGCTTGCAAAAAAGGGTGATAAGGTTAAATTAATTAGGTTTGGACAGCAGGGAGTTAAAGGGGCTGGCAAGAATCCAAGAACAAAAGCAGAAAAGCAGAGAAGAGCTAGTTATTACGCAAGACATAATGCTCAGAACCCAAATCCAACGATATTTTCACCGTTATTTTGGTCACATAAGGTCAAATGGTAATTTTCACGATAATATTATAAATAAATATTAAGATTTTTTATGTCAGAAGAGCCAATCAAGCCAAACCCTTCTCCTGAACAATATGCAGCTTTACAGGAAGAGTTACAAAAGCTAAAAGCTAATAATGCGAAATTATTAGATCAGAATATAAAAGCAAAAGAAGCAGGGAAAGCTATCCCTCCAGATGTTGATGTAAATGCTTTGATTGCTTATAAACAGAAAAAAGAACAGGAAGAACTTGAGGCACAGGGTAAATATGAAGAGGCAAGAGAAAAACTTGCAACACAGTATCGAGAAGCTGAAGAAGCTAAAAATAAAAGGATTCAAGAGCTTGAGCAAAGACAAAGAGAGCTTGAAGTGGAAGCCCCTGCTATCAGTGCATTAGCTGATGTTGTACATGATCCACAATATGTTTTGTCGAGAATAAACAGAGATCAACTTGCAAGAGAAGCTGATGGCACTGTTGTTATTGTTGATGGTTATAACAGAACTCCTGTTAAAGATTGGGCGCAACAAAAGATGCCTCAATGGGTACAGAAAAACCCAAGACCACAGGGCGGTGGTGCTACAACAACAAAAGTAACTGCTGATGTTATTACAGGAGAAGTCAACCCATTTGCCAAAGAATCTTTTAATTTAACTGAACAGGCTAGATTATATAGAACAGACATTAATAAATATAATATGCTCAAAAACGCAGTTAGCGGTTAATATAAAGTTAACTTGTTTGTATGAGTTAGGTGTTGTCACCGAAAAGTAAAAATCATTAGTACATTTTT